AAACCTGCTTCTAAACCCATCACCACCTGCTTTTAAAGTTTTGATATATTTTTTTGCTAATCTCTTTACTGTTCTAGTATCAAATATTAATCTGCAATAATCTTTGTCACCCTCTGCTAAGATGTGTACCCAATAATCAGCTTTAGTTGCCATGATACCTGAAGGTTTACCATTGCATTCTACTTCTATTGCAATGTTACCTGTTTTAAACCACCAGTCTCTTTCAGTCTTAACTTCTATTTTATTTTTATTTTTATCTAATATAGATGCTAGTCTTTGTTCTCTTTCTTGACCATACTTTAGGTCAATATCGAATTTGTTATTCTTCATTAGTGTGTTCCACTCCAATTAGTTGATATTTTATATTCGCCTGTTAGCGGCACTCTTAATTGGAAGTGTTCACCTGCACGTTTAATACATTCGACTGCTATCTTACCAATGTCTTCAGCGTCTTGTTCTTCACACTCAACTTGTATCTCATCATGTACCCATACAACTTGTTGTGCGTTCTTAAATTTCTTAATCTCTTTGTTAAATTCTACTAACCATCTTTTTGAAACTATACTTCCTGCTGATTGCAAAAGTGTATTCAAACTTGAGTAGCTGTTACGAACTTTAATTTCTCTTTTATCTAAACCTTTTATGTAACCACGTTCAGCCGCAGACTGTACGCCTTCTATAAGTTTAGCTAATGCAGGTAGATTATTTAAAAATCTTTTCTTAACTTTACCTGCTTCTTTAAGTGGTTTGTTTATGACTTCAGCAACTCGTTTAACTGAGCCACCATAGAGTAGACAATAGTAGAAACGCTTTGCAAGGTCTCTACTTTCTAATCCTGCAAGTTTTTGTGTTTCACTATGTATGTCTCCTTCAAGTACAACTTTAGTGTAAGCACCATTGTCAAACTTAGACATAAAGTGACACAACATTCTAACTTCAAGACCTGATATATCTATACCTACTAATCGTTTACCTTCTGGTACTGTAAACAATTCTCTACATTCTTTACCAAAAGGTGCAGACGTACTCGGTACTTGTCCTAAATTAGGAAATGAATGACTTGCTCTTGATGTAACACAAGAGTTTGTATTACAAGTGCCATGAATTTTACCATTACGTTCATGCTTTAACCAAGCCTGTGAACCATTTGCTATTTGTGCAATTCTTTTGTTTAATAAAAAGTGTTCACATAATATTTTAGCTTCAGGGTATGGAAGTTTAGATAATATACTGTCATCTAATTTAGCTTTACCATCACTGGTAAATTCTTGTGCGTCCCAACCATACTTATCTTTCAATCTTTGTGCTACATGGTGTCTGCTTGATGGATTGAATACAGTAACTTGGTCTTTTAATCTTTTACCTGTTTTTGTAGACCATCTTTCAGTTACGATAGGCTCAAACACACCTTGTAATTCTTCAGCTAACTCTGCTTGTCTTGCTTTTAATTTAACAGACAAAGCCTGTGCTTTTTCAGTATCAAATGTAAAGCCATGTTCTTCTTGTTTAAATATAAGTGAAGCTACTTCATGTTCTAAATCCATAGCTTCTTGGGAGTAACCTTTTTCTTCGATAACTTTATAAAGTTTATAAGTAACTTCTGTATCTTGCTTACAATACTCAAGCATCTCAGGTGTAAAAGTTTGCCAGTCAGTTTCTATCTGTTCTTTGTATTCACCTATACGATTGCCCCATGCTTTTAATGAGTGTTTACCTATGCAATCTTTTGGAAAATCTTTTATTGAAAAATCTTTATCTTTGATGTCAGAAAATATTAATCTAGTACCTACAAGTGTGTCAAAAATTTTGCCTGTAAATGTAGCGGAATATAATTTTTCTAATACAGGAATATCAAATTTAATTATATTATGTCCGATAATTAACTCTGCTTCTTTTAGTTTTTTAATAGCAGTTTCATTATCAGGTGTAAGTATTTCCCCTGTGTCTATATCTTTTAAAACAATGCAATGTACTTTGTCACAAGAATGTAAAAATCCATTGGTCTCTATATCAAAAACGTATCTCAAACTGATACCTTCTTAATCTTTAATACATTTACTGAAGGCATAGTAGTGACGTTACCTACATCACCTAGTGTGCCATCATCATTAAAATTAACATCACCTGCAATTACATGCACATCTTTGTCTGCTCTTAAAAGCCAACCTGCTGTAATACAGATAGTAACTTTACTTGCTTTAGCTTCTTTTAATGAAGTCCAAATAGCAGAGGCATTTATATCTTTCCAATAACAATGCACAAATGGTGCATCTAGTATCTTTTTATTTATTTTCGGTAGTTTCATAATTAATGTAATGTTTCTAATTTAACTTCTATATTCCACGCCGCATCATCACCGCTCAATGCCATGCTTGTTAAAGTATCTTGCAACATGAAAGCTGTTTTAATACTTCCAACAGATATTGTTTGGGGGACGTGTGTTGATTTATATTTGGCAACTGCATCAGCAATTAAGCCAGACCAAAACAAAGCGTTTCGTTTATGCTTTGTTGTTGTTTTTTTAGTAGTCATCTAATACATCAGGTGTTGTCTCTGTCAGACAACCTGTGTTTAAATCATATAATAAAGTACATGCTTTACCTGTCTCACCACTAAACCTGTTTTTTAAAATTGTAAGATTTGCTAATTTCTTTTCTGATTTAATATCTCTATTAATACCTATGATTAAATCTGATAGTTGACCTATAGATGCTGAACCTCGAAGACTGTTCATGGTAACTTCTTTACCGTCTTCAAAACCTTTATCACCTTCTGACCTACGAAGATGTGATATAAGAATAACACCTATACCTGTTTCTTCTACCAGTGTTCTTAATTTACTTACAAAATAATCTATAAGTTTTCTTTCATCATTAGTATGTTCATCACCTAATGCTGATAGAGCCATGTGTAGATGGTCTAATACTACGAAGTCTACTTCACATGACTTTGCTAAATATCTTATTTTGTTAAGAAGGCTATCGGCGACTGTGTTGCCAAAATGGTTATATAAATAAAAGTTCCCATTACCAATAGTAGATTTAAAAGTTTCTTGTAATTGTGTTTCACTTATTCCTTCTCTTGTTAAGTGCAAAGGTTTCTTTAGGTGAACACCCATAATACCTAACGCACTACGTTTAATACTTTCTTCTAATGCAATGTAGCCAACACCAAAACCTTGTTTCAATAGGTCTAACGCAACGTGTCTACAAAAAGATGATTTACCTACACCTGTACCTGCTGTGATAGTTGTTAACTCACCTTTTCTTAATCCATGAGTTTTATCATTAAGAGATTTAAAAGGATATTGTGCGGTAACATAATTATCTTCTTTCATTATCTCATCAAATATTTCTGAGCCTAAGACAATTCCATCAGGTCGGTATGGTTTAGCGTCCCACATAGCTTTAACTAATTTATCTTCCTTACCTGCTAACAACATTTCGTTAGGGTCTTTTAAAGGTAGAGACGCAATCTTGGCTTTCGAAGGCGTAAGAAGTTTTGCACATTCTATCGCCGCTTTCTGCCCCTGTTCGTCTTGGTCGAACATAAAGATTACGTTCTCATAACCCTCCAAGAAATCGAGTGATTTTTGTATGTCTTTTTTTGCACCTGCCGCACCTGTTTTAATAGATACAACGTCCCATTTGTTGTTATCCATACATTGTGACATTGTAAGTGCATCAATTTCGCCTTCACATACGGTTATGTATTTACCTTTTCCTTTACAAGTATGTTCTCCAAACAAACCTGCTTCTTTAGGTGTACCTAACCACTGAAAATCTTTATTAGGGTATCTAAGTTTTTGTGCTACTAACTCTTTGCTATCATTATAATAATTAGCAATATGACAAGGACGTGCAAACCATGCACCCACTTGATAGTTATATTTTTGTACTGTATCTAAATTTATTTTTCTTTTATTAAGAGGTAAATGTTCACCCGAAATAAAATTACTTTCTTGTTTTGTAATTGGTGTAAGCTCCATTGTTGATTGTCCTTGTGTTGTTGTGTTGCAAGAAAAGCAGTAGGCATGTCCGTCTGAATAAACGGAATTTGCGTCTGACGAACTGCAATTATCGCAAGATGTGTGATATAAAAATTCGCTTTCAGTTTCGTTCATAATGTAATAATTTGTGTGAGTTTAAATAAGTGAGGGCTTCGTGGCGGAATGGTTACGCAGAAGATTGCAAATCTTTGTATCCCAGTTCGATTCTGGGCGAAGCCTCCAAAGAGTTGAGGTAACTTCAGTCTCCCTCCATTACCCCATAAATAAAAAACGCCCCTAGCTATTTCTAACTAGGAGCGTCTCAATCAACAATCGCACTTGTGTCAAAACACATGCACGATTTGGAGTTAATTGCATTTCTGCAACCCACTACCTCAACCTTGTACTTTGTTTTCAACTTTTTAACAAGTTCTCTTAGCGAAGAGTATTGTTGAAATGTAAAGTTAGTGTCGAGAGTTTTTCCATCTTCAGATAAGCCTCCTACAAGACCTACTGCAATAGAATTTTGATTAGTAATTAAAGGTTGGTTTATTGGTAAAATTGCACCAGACATATCTTCTGGTCTACCATTTTCTACTGTACCATCTCTTTTAATTACAAAATGAAAAGCGTTGTGAAAGAAACCTTCTTTTCTATGAAGTAAAGTTATATCCTTTGCACTTAAATTTTGATTAGCTTTTGTTTTAGTTGAATGAACAACTATAAAATCAGTTCTACTTCTAAGATTATTGTTCATTTAACCACTCCAATGGAATATGTTTGTCTGCATATTTAAAACCATATTTTTCACACCACATGGCA